CCGTATACAGGACGCGGACGCGCTCGGAGCCGTGGCAGCGGCAGCGAGTGTCGGCGCGGGTGCGTGCTTGGCATTGATGCTCCATGATCACCACCCCCGGAAGTTGGCCAGCAGGCAGGCGAGGAGCGCGCGCCGGCGGGCGTCGAGAATGACGGCGATGCCGCCGAAGCCGTGGCAGCCGGCTTTGACCATCAGCTTTTGCCCCTCCTCGGGGTTGAAGAAGCTGGCCATGGCGGCAGCGAAGACGGCGTCCACCTGGCCGCGGTTCGGCAGTTCGCGACGCATCACGTCCAGCTTCGGCGTGAGCTGGCGCCAATGGGTGGCGTCCCGCGGGTGGGCTACCTGGCAGCCGAACAGGCCGGCACCAGCTACCTGAACGCCGGCTTTCCAGACGTCCAGGAACAGGGCTTCGGCGTCGTTCAGGTCAGGCGTTTCCTGGGAAACTGGGTCAGTGGTGGTTGTCATGCGTCCTATCCTCCCTGTGCTTCGTGCCTCGGTCGGCCTGGTCGCCGCTATCGCAGCGGCCAGGCGCCGGTGACCTGTGACCAGGGACCGTTACTTGGTGCAGCGGAAGCCGACGTAGTCGTACTCGAAGCCGGGCCCGTCGTTGTTGAGGCAGAAGACGCCGGCATAGGACTCCGAGTACCAGTAGCCGCCCCGCAGGAGCGCATTGCCAGACCAGTTGGCGCCGCTGCCAGGGCGCCAGCCCATGCCCTTCTTGATGGAGGGGAAGGGTGCGGTGATGGACGGCGAATCGTCGGCGAATGCCTTTGCAACGACGCCGTTTTCATCGCCCTGCACATCGTCGAAGACCCAGGAGTAAACATTGCCGTTCATGTCGCAGATGCGCTCGCCGTTGGAGAGCGTCAGCCAGCGGCGCTCCTTGGCGTCCTCAGGCTCGTAGCTGCCAGGCTGCGCGCTGCTGACAAGGCCCTTGCGGATGCCGCGGAACAGCTTGCCCTTGCCGACCTCGCCTTTCGTCCAGTTGCAGTCCTGCTGGGCGGCGTTGTGCGCGATGGCCAACCATTGCAATTCGGTGATGAGGCGGAACCCGGCGGCTTCGCAGGCCGCGCGCGCCTCGTGGTAGTTGATGCGCACCCAGGGCGTGCCGGAGGCGGTGATGGCCAGCTGACCATCGGTGTCGCGCGAGCAGGCGTACTGGCCGACCTGGAATTTCGGCACAACCGTGCCGTTCGGTAGCGTGGTCTCTGGGACCGTGATGAAGGCATGCGGCATGGGTTGCTCTCCTTGGCGGTTTCTTGGGAAACGGGTTCGTAACCATCACGGCCCGGTTGGCGGTGAGGGGTGGCGATGGGGCATATGTTTAGCAGGGTGAACAAGAAGTGTCAAGAAGACTAAACATCGCGAGCGTAAAAAAGCCCGCCGAAGCGGGCTTTGTTGTGTTCAGACGGCCGATTAGGCGCCGATCCAGGTGTTGCAGTCTGGGCAGACGGCGGCGGTGGTGGCCGTTTTGCAGTTCGGGCAGCGTCTGGTGCCGTCGTTGGACGTGGCCGCCGCTTTGTGTTCTTCGGCGATCTGTGCCGCGACCTGGGGGAGTTTCTTGGGGTCTTTCATAGCGCGGTGGGCGCGATACAGCTCATTTACTGCACCGTCTCCGAGTGGTGCGACGATTTCAATGGCCTCCTTGGCGTCCGGGTCGTATTTGGCGAGTGCCTGCCAGTCGCTGTCGTTGCCTGCGTCGTTTTCGGCGATGGCGGCTTCGGCATTGGCCGCGCCAGCGGCCATGAACGCCCAGCCAATGGAGATCAGCCAGATGATCATGCCGCCGATGATGGCGTGGTTGCCGAGAATAATGCCCGAGACAAGACCGGCACCGATCAGCACGAGGCCGCCAGTGATGCTGGCATACAGTAGCCCGATCGGGCCTAACAAAATTGCCAGAATGGCGGCCAGTGGAACGCTTTTTTTGCTCATCGCTATCTCCCTTGCGGTGGTGTGTCCTGACGCTTTGAGGCGGCCAAGTCGGTCAGGGCGTTCATTATGGCCAGAATACGGCGTTTGTCATCATATCCCAGCGCCCTGTATTCGTTGATCAGTCGGCGTTCGTCCTCTGACCCGTAGCTGGCGCGGGACTCCGATACGCCGGATTTAATATTTCCGTCCCCTGTCGCCAGCCAGTGCGCGTCTACGCCAAGCGCAGCGGCGGCTCGCGTTAGATTTTCCCCTTCCAGCTTTTGCGTTGGTCCGTTTACCCAAAGCGATACCGTAGCCCGGCTCACGCGCGCGCGCTTCGCCAGCTCTATCGGCTTTATCCCTGCCACTTCGAGGGCTTGCCTGATGCGGTCTTGCAGGGTTGTCATGGTTAGCAGTCTAAACATTTTATTGTTTATTAGGCTTGACATCGTTTGTTCAGATCGCTAAACATAAGTCCCCATGAGCGCCATGACCAAAAAATCGGCTGTTGCATTGTTTGATACCCAGGCCGGGTTGGCTCGGGCGGTTGGGCTGTCTGCTGGACGTATTTCGCAATGGCCGGAGCTTTTGACGCAGAAACAGGCGGATTTAGTCATGGGTGCAGCGCTGCGCCTTGGGAAGCTGTCTGGCGCCCCTGGAGAAGGGCGCGAATGCCATTGTGCATCGGCGCGCGGCGGATAAGGGCCTCCGTTGTGCGCCAGTTGTGTGTGGAAACTCAACCCTGTTACGCGGCGGCGCTCCATCTTTCCCCCTGTGCCCTTGTCGGCCGTTGATGCCCGCGGGTTCTCTCTCTCGCCCGCGGGCTTTTTTTTGAAGCGTAGGGCAATCACCAGGAGCTGAGTATGTCTGCCGTAGTACAGAGACCTGAGCATCTGATTATTCGTGAGTACGTACAACAGCTGCGGGACCAGAAGCTGATCACGCAGGAAGGGCTGTGCGATGCGTTCGTGCCGGCCTACGTGGAGATGATTCCGCCTGGCGAGGATGCACCGGCATTTGAGGTTGTGCACCGTCATGATTCGGTGGACCAGGCGCGCAAGAAGGGCCAGGCGAACCTCAAGAAGCTGTGGCGCGCCATCGATGGCGCGACGTTTTTTCCGTTGGCATACAAGCTGCCGCTGATCGCGGCATTGGAGCGCATCCGGGTTGGCCTGGGTCAGGCGCTGCAAAAGCAGATGCTGCACAACTGTGGGCTGCTGCATATGCCGGTCGATACCAGCGGCTCAGCGTCGCTGGTGTATTCGAAGATGTTGTGCGAGTTCGCAGAGGCAAACTCGGCAATGGTGTCGGACCTAGCCGATAACGGACGTTTGGATCAGCCCCGCACGCGCGAAGAGTTGCTCGAAAGCGTGGAGGCGCACCTGGCGGCCATCCGCGAACTGGATGAGAACACGGCCGCCTGACCCAGCGAGAAAAACAATAACAATGACGAACATCGACAAGGCCAGCATCACCGAACAGGAACAGCGCGACCAGGCCATAGCCGCCGCGCTGGCAGCGCCTCCACCGCTTCCAGGCCCTGAGCTCTGCGTCAAGTGCGGCGACGACAACGACCGACGCCGCTCGGGTTTTGCCGTGTGCTCCGCCTGCATGGTGCCTGCCTGATGGGGAAAATAGATTTTGCCGCCATCAACGCCGCCGCGCTGCAACAGTTCGAGCAGCTGCTGCTGGGTTGGTTGCCGGGCGGAAAGGTGGAGGGGCGGGAATACAAGGCCCTCAATCCAACACGCAGCGATAATCGCGCCGGTTCATTCTCCATCAACATCGACACGGGCGTCTGGGCGGATTTTGCCGGCGGCGATGATGACCGCGGCTCGGACCCGGTATCGCTCTATGCCTATCTGTTTACGCGCGGCTCGCAGAAGGATGCGGCTGTCGAGCTGGGGCCGAAGCTTGGTATCGATGTCGAAGGCCGTTCCGGTGGCGAAGCCAAGCCGAGTTTGCGGTCGCAGTCGTCGTCTACACCTCCGCCGGACAAGAAGAAGCGTTCGCCCTGGGTGCCACAGCTGCCGGCGCCGGCAGACGCTCCCGAGGCTCCTGTTGCGCACGTAAAACGCGGCCATCCTGAAAAGCGCTGGCATTACCGTGATGCCGAGGGTGCAACCCTGGGTTATGTCTACCGCTTCCGTACCTCGGATGGCGGAAAGGATGTGCTCCCGGCCTGCTGGGCGGTGAACGAAGAGACCGGCAAAGGCGACTGGCGCTGGATGGCGTTCGCCGAGCCGCGCCCGCTCTATGGGCTGGACCGGCTCGCTGCTGCGCCAGATGCGCCCGCGTTGATGGTGGAGGGCGAGAAGTGCGCCGATGCCGGCACGGAGCATCTGGCCGACTATGTGACCGTTTCCTGGCCTGGTGGCTCGAAAGCGATCGGCAAGGTGGACTTTTCGCCGTTGGCCGGCCGCACCGTTTACCTGTGGCCAGACTGCGACGCACAGGTGGACAAGCTCGGCACCGTTCTGCCGGAGCGTGAGCAGCCTGGAGTCAAGGCCATGGTGGCCATTGCGCAGCGGTTGCTGGATCTCGGTTGTACGGTCTATCTCCTGCGCATCCCCGCGCCCGGCGAGAAGCCCGGCGGCTGGGACATAGCCGATGCCGTCGAGGACGGCATGGATGCCGCGGCGTTCATCATCGACAACGCGCGGCCGTATCAGCCGGATGGTGCTCCTACCGCAACAAGCGCTGGCGCGGGCGGCGGGGAAAAGTGGACCGATGCGCTGCTATGGCGGCGTGGCGAGCTCGTTGCTTGCCTGGCAAACATCATCGACATCATCAGTAATACACGCGAGTGGCGCGGCGTGCTGGCCTACGATGAGTTCGCGCAGCGTACCGTCAAGCTCAAGCCACCACCGTACGCGCAAGCAACTATCGGCGAATGGGAGTCCCTGGACGACTCGCAGACGGCCATGTGGCTCACGCGCCGCTGGGGCCTCGTGGCGTCATCGGCGACGGTGGCCGAGGCGATAGAGGTGCTGGCGCGCATGAATACGTTCCATCCCGTCCGGCAGTGGCTGAGCGGGCTTCCTGAGTGGGACGGCGTGGTCAGGACGTCAACCTGGCTGCATACCTATCTCGGTGTCCCGGTGAGCGAATACTCGAAGCGGGTAGGTATGTGGTACCTGCTCGGCATGGTCAACCGCGTGATGCGGCCGGGCTCGAAGTTTGACTACTGCCTGGTGCTGGAGGGCAAGCAGGGCCGGAAGAAGTCGGCGGTGTTCGCTGTCCTCGGTGGTGAATGGTATGGCGACACCGACCTTGATCTCGGCAACAAGGACTCCATGACCGCCCTGCGCGGCAAGATGTTGTACGAGTTCGCGGAGCTAGGCTCGCTTGCCAAGGCGGAGTCGCTCAAACAGAAATCATTCCTCTCACGTCAAGTCGATGAGTACCGCCCTGTTTATGGCCGGCGTGAAATCCGCGCTCCACGGCAAGTGGTTTTCGGCGGAACGACAAATGATTGGGAGTGGAACAAAGACCCCACAGGCGGACGCCGGTTTTGGCCGGTGGAGGTGGGGGAGGTCCTCGATATTGAGGGCCTTACAGCCGTTCGCGACCAGCTCTTTGCCGAGGCCTATGCCAGGTACAAAAAAGGCCAGCGCTATTGGCCTGAGCAGAAGGAGCAGGAGGAATGGTTCGACCCTGAACAGCTGAAGCGCGAGCAGCCGGACGGCATTGTCGACTATCTGCATGACTGGGTGTACAGCATCACGTTCGACTTCTCCATCGCGGACGCCATCACGCTCGGCCTGAAGCAGGACTCCTCCAAGATTACCCGGCAGCTGGAGACGCGCGTCGGCATCGCCCTGCGCAAGCTCGGCTGCACAAAAGTAGAGAAGCGCAACGGAACAATTCGGTACTGGTACAAGCCGCCCACCAGAAAGGCAGCCACGTCGACGACCGAAAAAAACGTGCAGGAGGTGGGCGATGACCCATTCGCTGAGCACTCGTGAGGTTGGGAAGGTTGGGAAGGTTGGGAAGGTTGGGAACTTTAAGTTGCTGATTTTGCGCAGCGTTCCCAACCTTCCCAACCTTCCCAACATTTTTCACCCGCCCGCGCACACACGCACACGTGCGTGCGCACGCCTGCACATACACATAACTTTTACGTTAGGAAGGTTAGGAAGGTTAGGAAGAGCCCTTCGAATCAGGCGCTTACCGTTCCCAACCTGCTTCCCAACCTCGGGAAGGTTAGGAGGGCCTCCCCATGATGTTCTCCAGGACGGGAAACAACACCATTACGTCTCCGGAAGGCTACACCGTGCTCGCCACCAAGGTGGCTGGGCAATGGGTGTACTGCGCCTTCGCGCCGGAGATACCGTTCGCAGAGCTCAAGCAAAGGATGAAGCCGCGTTATGAAGTCGGTGAATTCGTCCCTCTCTCCCGCGAGCAGCTCGGCTGTTTCCGGGGAAACGACGCACTCGCTGCCGCCAAGGCCGAATGCGAATCACACCACGCGCCAGGAGGCGTTCAGAAATGCAAATAGACGTCCGCGCAAACATCAAGGGCGCCATCGCTCATCTCAATCGCATGCAACGGCAACAGATTCCGTTTGCTACAGCCCAAGCCATTAACACCACTATCTTCGAAGTGCGCGAAGCGGAAATCCGTGAGATTCGTGATGTGTTCAACAACCCGACCGCCTACACCCTGAAGTTTGGCGTTGAGGTGGACCGCCGTGCCGCCAACAAGCACAACCTGCGCCGCACCGTTCGCCTGGGTTATGGTGGCGGCAAGGCCACTCCACCGCAGAAGTATCTGGCCGCCAGCGTCCAGGGTGGAGCGCGCCGACTCAAGCGGTTCGAACGCGCGTTGCGCAGCGTCGGTGTTCTGCCGTCCGGCATGTATGCAGTTCCCGGCGCCGGCGCCCAGCTGGATACCTACGGCAACATCAAGCCGAGCCAGATCGTGCAGATACTGTCCTACTTCAAGGCGTTTCCCGAGGCAGGCTACAAGGCCAACATGCTGGACAAGACCAAGGCCAGACTTGCCAAAGGAACAAAGACCAAACGCGGCATGGCCTACTTCGTCATCAACCACGAAAGGCGCCACAGCCATCTTCCCCAGGGAGTCTGGCAGCGCACAGCTTTCGGGTTTGGTTCCGCCATCAAGCCCGTGCTGATTTTCGTCAGCCGCGCCAGCTACGAAGCGATATTCGATTTCCATTACGTCGCGCAGAAGACCGTCGAACGACGGTTCCGGCCCAACTTCGATGCCGCGCTACAGCAAGCGCTGGCGACGGCCAAATGATGCAACGGGTCCTCCCTGGGAACCGCCCGCCAAGGGTAATTCGAACCTCGTGCATTCTCTAGTCACGGGTACTTGCTAAGGGGGTTATGTGATGCACCTTGACCTGGGCCAGGAAGTAACTCAGGCCACGTTCGGAAAGGTGGTTGGGATATCCCAGCCGGCGGTGAGCGACTTGCTTCGCCGCGATGTGCTGCGCGAGAACGCCCCGCTCGGCGAGTGGCTGATCGACTACTGCGGGCACCTGCGCGAGCAGGCCGCAGGACGTGAGGCGAGCGGGGACCTGAAGTTGGCCACCGAACGGGCGCGCCTGGCGAGGGAGCAGGCGGACAAGGTGGCGATGCAGAACGCCGTCACTCGCGGCGAACTGGCTCCGGTGCCGATTATCGAGGAGGTGTTGACCAAGGCCGCCAGCCGCATAGCTGGAATCCTGGACGCCATCCCCGGTCTGGTGCGCCGTCGCGTGCCGGCATTGTCCGCCGATGAAATAGACCTGGTCGCTGCCGAGATTTCCAAGGCGCGCAATCGCGTTTCCTCGATGTCGCTGCGCGACCTCGATGATGATGCCGACGACAACGATGCCGCAGCGGTTGAGGAGGTTGCTGTCTGATGGATCTGGCCAGCGTCCATGAAGCTGCGCGCGCGGCGCTGGAGAAGCACCTGGCGCGCGGCCTGGCGGCATTCGGTGTGCCAGAGCCGATGACGCTGGACGAATGGGCGCGTGCGAATTTCTACCTGTCGGCAGAATCGTCCTACGTTGAGCAGGAGTGGTCGCCGTGGTGGTTCCAGACGGCGATTATGAACTGCATCAGCAATGACGACATCGAGGAGATAAATTGGCGCAAGTCGGCCCGTGTCGGCTACACCAAGATCATCCTCGCGGCGATGGGCTACTTCGCCCAGCACAAGCGCCGCAACCAAATCCTGTGGCAGCCCACCGATGAGGACCGGGACGAGTTCGTCAAGACCGAATTGGACCCGATGCTGCGCGATGTGCCGGTGATGCAGGCCGTGTTCCCGGCGTTCCTGCGCCGCGACAAGGACAATACCCTGCAACAGAAAAAGTTCCTCGGCTCCACCCTGCACACCAAGGGCGGTAAGGCCGCGAAGAACTACCGCCGCGTGAGCGCCGACACTGCCTACTGGGATGAATACGACGGGTTTGACTCGAACATCGAGAAAGAGGGCGACCCAGGCACGCTGGGCGGGAAGCGCGTCGAGGGCGCTACCTTCCCCAAGAAGGTTTTCGGTACCACGCCAAAGCTGAAGGGATTCTCGAATATCGAAAAACGCGAGCGCAACGCGGACATCTTCCTGCGTCCGCACATCCCTTGTCCGGAGTGCGGCGAGTTCCACCCGCTCACCTGGGGCGGAAAGGACGAGCCGCACGGCTTCAAGTGGATAGACGACGCGCCGGAAACCGTCGCGCACCTCTGTCCGCACTGCGGCTCGCTCATCACCCAGGCGCAGTACCTGGCGGTCGCGGACGCCCGCGTCGGCCGCTTCCAGTCAGACGATGGAATTACGCTGGATAGTGCCGGCGTGTTCCGCGATGCCGCCGGCAATGTCATCCGTCCGCCGAAGCACGTTGCCTTTTACGTCTGGAGTGCCTACAGCCCGAACGTCTCCTGGATTGCGATCGTCAAGGAGTTCATGTCCGCCTACCAGGAGGCGCAGGAAGGGAAGCGGGAGAAGCTGCAAACGTTCTGGAACACAACGCTGGGCGAGTATTGGGCCGAAGAGTTCGAGAAGGCGGACGAGAACGAGCTGCTTGCCCGCGCCGAACCGTTCCATGTGGAACGTGTGCCGATGGGCGCCGTACTGCTGCTGGCCGGCGTCGACACCCAGCCGAACCGCCTGGAGTGCGTCGTGTGGGGATACGGCCGCGGCTGCGAGATGTGGACCATCGCGCACCGCGTGTTCTGGGGCAATCCGGATGAAGACGAGGTGTGGGAGGAGCTGGAGGAGTTCCTGTTCGAAACCGAGTTCGAGCACGCCAGCGGCGCGCGCCTGAGTATCGCCGGAACGGCCATCGACACGCGAGGCCACAACACCCACGCCGTCTACAACTTCTGCGCCAAGCATGCCCGCCGCAAGGTGTTCGCCATCGCCGGTCGCTCCGGCCGCGAGAAGCACATCAAGGACGGCGCCAGCAAGGTCGACATCGACTGGCGCGGGCGCCTGCGCAAGAACGGCCTTGTGCTGTGGTGGGTCGGCACCAACCATGCCAAGGACCTGTTCTATGGACGCCTGCAAATCAAGAAGCCTGGGCCTGGCTACATCCACTTCAGCCAAGACCTGTCCAGCGAGTTTTACAAGCAGATGACCGGCGAGGCGCGGACAACGCGCCGCACCACCCGCGGCGAGGAGTCCGCCTGGACGGCCACCCGCAAACGCGTCGAGGCCTGGGACTGCACCATCTACACCGTCTGGGTGGAAACCTACTTCGAACTGGCGAAGAAGCCGCCGCGATTCTGGGACGAACTGGAAGCCCAGGTGCAGCCGGCAGTGCGGGATCTGTTCGACACTGCCTCGCCCGCGGCGCCGGTGAAGCCTCTAGCCGGCATCGCCCTGAAGCCCACGCGCGGGCGGCGTCAGCTATCTGGAGGCGTCGGCTGATGGATGAGCCGCGCTTCGTCGACCTCCTGCGCGAGCTCGCTGCCAGCGTGCTGCACGAGGCCGGTGCGCCGGCGGAAACCTCAGACGACCTGGCCGACGAGCTGGTTCGCCGGGTGTGCTCGCGGCTGGGCGGCGAGAAATACTGGATACACCGCAACTTCGATGACCGCTCAAAACTTATCGAGGAGGACAACCGGCCGGTCTCCGTGGTCGCCTCCGAAACCGGCGTGTCGCGGATGACTATCTATCGCCGCCGGCGCCAGATTTCTCGTGGCGTTGACGAAAGATGACCACGGGGCTCAACATTCCTGATGAGGAGAGGAGATATGAACGAAGACCGTAAAGATATGGAGTGGTGGGATAAGTTCTGCAAACTTCCGACATTCCCTTTTTGGCGCGGCCCGGACGATGAGCCATGTCGGGTGATGAAGGTACCAGATGCGTGCGGTGACTGGGTGGAGCGCAGCGCCATGCAGGCGGTTGCCGATGCCGCGCAAGCTGAAATTAACCGACTGAACTCGGAGGTCGATGCGCTACGCAACCGGCTAAAGATTCGGTCGGTGAAATGAGATTGGGTGACGTACGGAGATGCGGATGAAGATCCGTGTTGCCCGTCGTGTTTGGCGGCGGTGTAACCACAGGAGAGCACCATGGAAAATGAACAGGAAATTGACATTGTTTTTCTGGATGGAGAAACGCGAAGGGTATCCGGCATGACGTTTTCTATCTGCTGCGCAAAGGCGGCATATCAGCGAGTTATAGAGGGCGCGTGTACCCACAAAGAACTCGCCGTTAACGAGAAGGCGTGCCGGCTTGTAAAGGCCGCAGGAATTCAGCCTAACGCCCTGCTTGAGGCGCACGCCGAGAACGAAACCACGGGAAGCGAAGAAGATGAGAGAAACCAATGAACGTGAAGAAGCCGCGGCGGTAGGCGTGTCGCCACTCGAAGCGATTGTTATGCGCCCGGTGCTTGATGCCTGCTGCGGATCCCGGATGTTTTGGTTTGACCGCAAGGACAGCCGCGCTGTGTTCGTGGATAAGCGCCGAGAGCGGCACACGCTACCAGATGTTTCGAGCAAGGACGGCTCGTGGGAACTGGTGATTGACCCGGACCACCAAGCCGACTTTACCGACCTCCCTTTTCCGGATGGTTCTTTCGCGCTGGTGGTGCTCGACCCTCCGCACTTTGAGCGTAACGGGGCTACCGGATGGGTTGGGCTCAAGTACGGGACACTGAAAGGAGAGTGGCGCGAGGAACTGCGCAAGGGGTTTGCTGAGTGCTTTCGGGTGCTGCGCCACGAAGGGGTGCTGATTTTCAAGTGGTGCGAGGATGAGATCCCGGTTTCGCAGATTCTGGCACTGACGCCGGAGAAACCGCTTTTTGGGCACCGGAGCGGGAAGCAGCAAAAGACCCACTGGATCGCGTTCATGAAGGGCGCATAACTAGGTTTATCCGACACGCCATGACGGATAAACAGGGACAATCGGCAGTGTCCGCAAGCAGACATTCCCGCCGCTTCCCCGCCGGCCTATGCTGTGTCACGTTTCCCAAGAAACGTCCTGAAAATTTGTAACATTTCTCCCTGTTTTGTTACATGGCGGTTGTGGTCCCATGCCGTCCATGGGACTCCGCACAGCCGCAGACATTGAAGCCGAATACACCGCCGTCCGGGCGGCGTACCTCAAGGCCATTGAGGCCGAGAGCTACACCGTCGGCGCCGGCGTATCGCGCTCGGTAACCAGGCCGAAGTCGGAGAGTCTGCGCGAGCAGATGCTCTCCCTGGAGCGCGAGTACAAGCGCATCAGCGGCGGCGGCATCAAGATATTCGGCGTGGTTCCGTCGGTATGAGCCGGGCCACCGTCCGTAAGGCGCTGCAATCGGTCCAGCCGAATCTGCTGGACAAGGCCATCGCCATCCTCTCCCCGGAGCGGGCGTTGCGCCGCCACCAGAGCCGCGTGCAGCTGGCCCTGGCCGGCGCCTACACCGGCGCCTCCCGCAGCAAGCGCCAGTTCGGCGACTGGGCCACCAGCGCCGGCGACGCCGACGCCGACACCCTGTTCGATCTCCCGTCCCTGCGCGAGCGCAGCCGCGACCTGATCCGCAACAACCCGCTGGCCACCGGCGCGATCAACACCAAGGTGGTCAACGTCGTCGGCACCGGCCTGGCCCTCAAGTCCGCCATTGACCGCGACTTCCTCGGCCTTTCGGAAGAACAGGCCGAGGCCTGGCAGCGCAACGTTGAGCGCGAGTTCCGCATGTGGGCCGAGTCGCCCGACTGCGACGCCGGGCGCACCCTGAACTTTTACGGCTTGCAGGAACTATCGTTCCGCTCCGTGCTGGAGAATGGCGACGCCTTCGCTTTGCCTGTCTTCGTCGATCGCCCCGGTGTTGTCTATCAGCTTGCCGTCCAGCTCATCGAGGCCGACCGCTGCTGCAACGAAAAACGCGTCGCCGACACGGAAACGCTTGCCGGTGGCGTGGAGAAGGATGCCGCCGGTGCGCCGAAGACGTACCACTTCCTTGATCAGCACCCGGGCGCGTTGCGCCGCGGAGCCAAGGGAATGAGCTGGACCAAGGTTCCGGCGTTCACCCAATCCGGCCGACGCAATGTGCTCCACTTGTATCGGCAAATACGCATCGGGCAATCACGCGGCGTGCCGGATCTCGCTCCCGTTATCTCCGCGCTCAAGCAGCTTGGCGACTACACCGAGGCCGAGTTGACCGCCGCCGTGGTCTCCGGCCTGTTCACCGTGTTCATCAAAACCACGGACGGCGATGGTCCGTTCCCTGGGCTCACAACGGACGTGAACGATAGCGGTCGCGCCGATCAGCAGTCCATCAAGATGGGCGCCGGCGCCATCGTCGGACTGGCTGATAACGAGGCCATCGAGACCGCCAACCCCGGTCGCCCCAATCAGGCGTTTGACCCGTTCGTGCAGGCCATTCTGCGCCAGATCGGCGTAGCCCTGGAGCTGCCGTTCGAAGTTCTGATCATGCACTTCCAGTCCAGCTACAGCGCAGCCCGTGCCGCCTTGCTCCAGGCGTGGAAGTTCTTCAAGGCCCGCCGCTTCTGGTTGGCCGATGCGCTGTGCCGTCCGGTCTACGAGATGTGGCTCACCGAGGCCGTGGCCATGGGACGCATCAGCGCCCCCGGGTTCCTGCAAGACCCGGCCATCCGCCACGCCTACCTGGGCAGCGAATGGGTCGGCGACGCGCCCGGCGCGCTGGACCCGATGAAGGAAGCCCAGGCCGCCGCGCTGATGGAAGACCGCGGCTGGAAGACCGGCACGGAAAACACCGCCGAACTCACCGGCGGCGATTGGGAACAGAAACACCGCCAGCTCACCCGGGAGCGCCGCATGCGCAAGGAGGCCGGCCTAGGTGCGCAGCCCGCGCCCGCACCCGCGCCCATCGTCGATGAGACAGAAGACGAAGAAGGCGACAACAACGGCGACCGCCCGACCGGCATGCCGCAGAACGTGATGGAGGCCTGACCATGGCGAAAATGCCCGAATACACCTTGCGCCTCGACACCAGCGGAGTTGCCGCGGCCGTGAAGCGCGCCATCGAGGACGGCCTCAGCATCGAGCCCGAGACGCCTTCCGCCGATACTGCGCCGCGTAAGCGCACAGCCTTTGACCTGGTGGCCGCCACGCCCTGGGCCATCCAGCCGCAGATGCTGGAAACCATCGCGCAGATCGCTTCTCGGGAAAACGAATCGCCCGAGGCCGTTGCCGCCAAGCTTGGCCGCCCGCTGCAAAACACCCGCAGCGTCACCGTCCGCGACGGCGTCGCCATCGTACCGGTGACCGGGCCGATCATGCGCTACGCCAACCTGTTCACCGAAATAAGCGGCGCCACTTCTCTGGAAATGCTGTCGCGCGACTTTGCCGCCGCCGTCGCCGATCCCGATATCAAGGCCATCGTTCTGGAGATGGATTCACCGGGCGGCCAGGCCGTCGGCATCGCCGAGTTTGCACACATGGTCCGTGTCGGCACCGAACAAAAGCCGGTGATTGCCTACGTCGACGGCACGGCCGCGTCCGCTGCGTATTGGATCGCCAGCGCTGCCGGGCAGGTGGTGATCAGCAAGACCGGCATGGTAGGCAGCATCGGCGCCCTCTTCGCCATCGACACGCGCCCAAAGACCGGCGTGCTGGAAATCGTGAGCAGCCAGAGCCCGAAGAAGCGCCCTGACGTTACCACCGACGAAGGCCTCGCGCAGATCCAGAAGAACATCGACGCCCTGGCGCAAGTATTCATCGAAGACGTCGCGGCCTATCGCGGCGTGGACGTTGGAACCGTCCTGGCCAACTTCGGCCAGGGCGATGTGATGATGGGCGCGGAGGCCGTCCGCCTGGGTATGGCGGACGAAGTCTCCACGCTCGAATCCGTGATTGCCGGTTTCGCCGGCGAACTCAAAGGAGGTAGCCAGCTGATGGCAATCAAGAAACATGGCGTAGCGGCAGCCATTGAAAATGCCGCAGAGGGCGACGTCTGCCAGCTCGAAGACGGCACCGAAGGCATCGTCAAAGACGGCGCCTGCGTGCCCGCGGAACCGGCAGTCGAACCCGCCGATGAGGTGCCGGCCGCCATGGCCGTCAAGCTGCGCGCCGAAGGCGTCAAGGCCGAGCGCGCCCGCATCCACGCTCTGATGCAGACCCCGCTGGCCAATGCCTACGGCGACTTGCTCGCCCAGGCCATCGCCGAAGGCATGGAGCAGGGCGTGTTTGCCAACGCCATCCTGTCCGCCGAAAGCAAGGCCCGCGGCAACACGCTGACCGCCCTGCGCGGCGAAGCGCATAAGCCGCTGCCGCAGCCGGCAGCACCCGACAACGGCGTCTCAGAAATCAATGGCGATCCCGAAACCGAGGATCAGGCAAAAGCAAAATGGGAAGCGAGCGAGGCCGTGCGCGCCGAGTTCAAGGAGTTCTCCACCTACTGGTCATTCTGCCAGCTAAAGGCAAAGAACAAGCACAAGGCCAACGCCCGCAAGTAACTGCGGACACGAACTTACGAACGAGGAACTGAATCATGACCACTCTTGCCGCTGATCAGCCCCGCGATTACTACGAGGGCAACTACCACGACTTCCCGGTAATCGCTACCGACATCATCTACCAGGGCGCGGCCGTCGGCGACAACGCCTCCGGCTACGCCCGCCCGCTGGTTTCCGGTGACCGCTTCCTTGGTTTTTCCGACCTGAAGGTCGACAACTCCACGGGTGCTGCCGGTGATAAGTATGTGACCTGCCGCCGCCGCGGCCTCATCAGGCTTTCGGTGGCCAGCGTCGCCATCACCGACGTAGGGCGCCCGGTGTACGCCTCCGACGACAACACCTTCGCGCTGGCAGGCATTGGCACGAAGATCGGCTACGTCGCCGGATACGTCAGCTCCGGTGTGGCGCTCGTCGCCTTCGACGCCGACGTTCAGGAGCACACCTACACCATCGCACTGCCGGTGGTGCTCTCCACTGTGGCCGACGGTGATGTGCTCACAACCTACACCCCAGGCCACCACGGCCGCGTGAAGAAGATCGACTTCGCTGTCACCAACGAGGTCACCACGGCAGCGAAACTGACCACGCTGAACGCCGAGATCGGCACCACCAACCTCACCGGCGGCACCGTGGCACTCACCTCGGCCAACTGCGCCACCCTGGGTGCCGTGGTCGCGGGTGCTGCTATCACCGGCGCGGCAGGCTTCACTGCCACCGACACCATCAGCATCGAAGCGGCGAGCACCACGGCCTTTATCGAAGGCGAGGGCGTTCTGCTGATCACCATCGGCAACTAAGCCGCCCTGACTGAAAGGAGATACGAAGATGTCCATTACCGAACGCGCCGTACAGGGCATGTTTGTCGAGCGCCTCGCGCAGGACGACGGCAAGACCTGGGTTGATGCCATCGCCACCGTTCCGCTCGAATCCGACCAGGACAGCGAGGACTACAACTGGCTTGGTCAGGTCCCGCAGATGAGCGAGAAGCGTGGCGAGAAGAAGTTCTCGCAGCTTCGAGAAACCCCGTGGAACGTGAAAAACGTGGAGTACCAGACCGGAATCAAGATCCCCGGCAAGCATGTGCTCTACGACAAGACCGATCAGGTACGCATGCGCGTCAATGAACTGGCCGCCCGAGGCCAGGCCCACTGGGTCAGCCTTATCGCGCCGCTCATCATTGCCGGCGAGTCCGCCGTCTGCTACGACGGCCAGTACTACTACGACACCGACCACAGCGAAGGCGATAGCGGCGCGCAGAGCAACGATATCACCTACGGTGTGACCACCACCACGGCCCCGACCGCCACGGAGATGATCGACGCGATCCTTACCGGCATACAAGCGATGCTCGCATTCAAGGATGACCGCGGCGAATACGTCAACGAGAACCTCACCGAGTTCCTGATCATGGGTGGCACCAACCTGTTGGGCCCCGGCCTGCGGGCGCTGAGCCAGTCCAATGTTGGGACCGGCGACACCAACATTCTGATCGAGCAGGACAGCTTCCGCCTGCGGTTCGCGGCCAGTCCGCGCTTCGCATCGAGCTGGACCGACCGCTTCGCCATTTTTGCCACCCAGGGCGAACAGAAGGCAATCATCAGACAACAGCGCATCCCCAACCAGGAAGCTGTCGGCTTCGATGCGGACGGCATCCTGCTTCAGACCCTGTGGACAGAGTCTGAGTACTACAAGTTGAACAGTCACTGCCTGGTCTCCATTGAGACCGAGCGCGCTGCCGCTTATGGCGACTGGAAGAAGTCCTGCTTGGTCACCTTGACCTAAAGGCAGTTCTGAAAGATAGCGGGGCGGCAGCCGTCGCCCCGCTTATAAGGAGCGGAACACGATGAAGACTTACAAGATGCTCGCGCCGGTCACCCTGCGAAGCGGCACCGTGCGCCTGACCAAGGAACAAGCCAAGGGGCGTGGCTACAAACTGGCGCCGATCAAGAGCAAGCAAGATCACTACACACTCACCGCGCCCAATCAGTTCAAGGCTGATGAGGTGATCGGCTACGACGGAGATATCCCGAAGATCCATGCAGCGTTAGTCGTGGATGTGGAAAAAATCAAGCCAACCACCACCGCCAAACCCATCGACCCGCAGAACGTGATCGACATCATTGATGTTCTCGATGCTCTCGATCGCGACAAGGACTTCACCGAAGGCGGCAAGCCGGAGGTCAAGGCCATCGAGGCGCTGCTCGACCGCAACGTCACCGCCGCCGAGCGCGATGCCGCGTGGGCCGAGTATCAGAAGACGCAGCAGGAATAAGGAAAGGCGAAAGACGACGCCTGGGCAAGGAGCGCATTCCGGGGCGGTACGCCGCCCCGGGCCTTTGAATGAAACGTTTCTTGGGAAACGGAGAACAGCGGTGGACCCACTCACAATTGCAATCGGCCTGGCCAAGTTCGCGCCCATGGTGGCGGGCTGGCTCGGCGGCGACAAGGCGGAGGCCGCGGCTTCCGAAGTGGTTGGCATTGCCGAGAAGATCACCGGCAAGCAGGGCCCAGACGCACTGGCGGCCATCCAGGCAGATCCCGCGGCAGCGCTCGAATTCCAGGAGGCAGTGATGGCGGACAAATACCGCCTCGACGAGTTGTACCTGCAAGACAAGGCCAGCGCCCGCGATATGTACAAGGTGCATCACGAGCAGACCGACAAAATCTCCGAACGCATCATGACGTACAACCTGTGGGCCATCCTCGCTCTGGTGGTGGTCAACGGCGTTGCCATCTCCGTCCTGAAGAATGAAGCGGCCGTTTTGGCCACTGTCTCCAATCTGCTCGGCATCGTCATCAAGTCGCTGCTGGATGAGCGCAAAGAGGTGACCGGATTCCACTTCGGCTCATCGGTAGGTTCGAAGATCAAGGACCAGCAGAGCATGATTAACAAGGCGGGGCGGTCCTGATGGCCATTGAATCCGATGCCGACCGCCTGATGCTGCTCGAAGACTGGGGCGAGGACGCAACCTATGGCGCGTCCACCATCACCGGCATCTTCGACGACAGCTACAGCGACATGGTGGACATCGCCGGCTCCGTGCCGGTGTTCACCTGCCGCACGTCGGACGTGACGGCGGCGTCGGTGGCGGTGGGCGGAACGCTGACCGTCAGCGCGGGCAGCTATACCGTGCGCGCCCTGGAGCCGGACGGCACCGGCATGACCCGCATCGTACTGGAGGCACAGTCGTGACCGACGCCGTGACGCGCGATGATTTGAACGTGGTGCGCGAGGAACTGAACGTCCAGCTGGCCGGGGTCCGCGCCGACATCAAGGACCTGACCCTGGCGCTGCGCGACCTGATCCGGCTCGATGGCGACCTGAAGCGCATCGAGCAAGCACAGACCCGCATCGGTCGCCAGGTGGACGACCACGAAGACCGCCTGCGTTCGGTGGAAGTCGGCGGCGCCGGCCACGCCAAGACCGTGGGCCTGGTGGACAAGCTGGTCGAACATGCCGCGTCGCTGATCATCGGCGCGCTGATCGCCCTGCTGCTGCTCGGCAAGGTGGCCGCATGACCGCCCGCGCCGAATCCATCCTCGACGCCGTCGTCACGCTGGTGACCGGCCTGACCACCACCGGCAGCCGCGTTACCCGCGGCCGCACTTACGCAGTGCCGGCAGAGCCTGCGCTGGCGGTGGACATGGGCGGCGAGGTGCCGGCAGGCGATCCGAACATGGCCTACCAGGACGAATACCTGGACATCACGGTAACCGCCTACGCCAAGGGCGCGCAAGGAACGACGGACACGACCCTGAACCAGATCGCCGCCGAGGTCTATGCGGCAGTGATGGCCTCGCGCCAGCTCGGCCTGGCCTACGTCCACGACACGCGCTGGATGGGCCGCAGCGAGCCGCAACGCGAACCCTCCGACCAGGTGGCGAGCGCGCAGGAATTGCGCTTCCGCGTCCACTACCGCCACAGCTACGCAAGCATGGAGTCCTGAGCATGAGCCGCGATACCAGCAAGATCGCGCGCCACACGGTCACCACCAGTGACCAGCGCGCCGAGGAAGAAAAGAAGCAGGCCACCAAGGCGAAGAAGCCCGCGGCCGTGACCACCGAACAGCAGCAGGAGGAAACCGGCAATGCTGACCAGTCGTGAAGTGATTCTCGTCAAGCTGGAGGCAACCTACCAGCAGGACCCGGGCCTCAGTGCATCGGATGACGCCGTGCTTGTGGAACAGCCGAGCTGGGCCAACGAGGGCGCGCGCATGATCGAGCGCGCCGTCACCAAGCCTACCTTCGGCAAGAAGCAGCAGGTCTTCGGCGGCAGCCTGAAGAAGATCAGCTTCTCTTGCGAGGTGAAGGGCTCAGGCACCGCCGGCCACGCCCCGGAGATCGGCGCCCTGTTGCAGGCTTGCGCCCTGGGAGAGACGGTTGTCGCTGACACCTCGGTGACCTACGCGCCGGTCTCCACGCCGTCGTCGCACAAGTCGGTCACCATCGGCTACTACCAGGACGGCATGTTCCGCAAGCTGTACGGCTGCCGCGGCACCGTGTCGTTCTCGCTGGAGGCCGGCGGCAAGATGATGGCCGCCTTCGAAATGACCGGCCACCAGGTGTGCGCCGGCACCGCGCAGGCCGGTGCCGCGACCACCATCACCCTGGCCAGCACCTCCAGCGCCGTGGATGACACCTACAACGGCCAGACCGTCACCGTTACCAGTGGCACCGGCGCCGGCCAGTCCGCCGTGATCACCGATTACGTCGGCAGCACCAAGGTTGCCACCGTCGCCTCCTGGTCGGTCGCCACCCCGGACAACACCAGCGTCTACAAGATCAGCGGCGGCCCCATCGATGCCGCCCTGGTCACGCCCACCTACGACAGCACCGTCCCCGTGCCGCTGGTCGCCGTGCCGCTCAGCATCGGCGGTTATGCCGCCGCGATCACCAAGCTGGAGCTCAGTCTCGGCAACACCCTGGCCATGCCGGCGAACGTGAGCGCTCCCGACGGTTTCGCCGAGATCCGCGTCACCGGCCGCGACATCGCCGGCAGCTTCGACCCCGAGGCCACCCTGGTCGCCACCAAGGACTGGGAAAACGAGTGGGAGAGCGGCCAGCAGCAGGCGATCGCCACCGGCACCATCGGCACCACCGCCGGCAACAAGATCAGCCTGTCGCTGCCCTACGCCTACTACCGCGAAATCGGCCCCGGCGACCGCGACGGCATCCGCACCTACGAGATCGGCTACGCCGCCACCGAGTCGAGCGGTGACGACGAACTGCAGATCGTTTTTCAATGATGGCGCCGCGCCACAAAGATATCTCTGGAATGCGCTTCGGCCGATGGACGGTCGTCAAGCGCGCTGGAGTAAACAGGCACCGCCAGGCGTTATGGCTGTGTCGTTGCGAGTGCGGAAAACAGGCCGATATAGCTACGAATGCCCTGACTATGGGTGCGTCAACATCCTGTGGATGTCGTCGATTCGAGTCTACGGCAATTCATGGATTGTCTGATACGCGAGAGTATCGGGTTTGGGCAGGGATGGTCGCAAGATGCACGCGAGAATCCAGCAATCGCTATAAATCGTACGCAGGCAGAGGGATCAAAATTTGCCAAAGATGGATGAATTTCGAGGAATTCATTCGTGACATGGGAGCATGCCCAGGCCCCGGGTTTTCCATTGAGCGCATCAATAACGACAAAGGCTACGAACCAGAAAACTGCCGATGGGCCACAAACAAAGAGCAGGCGCGAAACCGTCGCAGCACATTTCATGTTGACTTTAACGGCGAGCGAAAGAGTCTCGCGGAGTGGGCAGAAATTCTGCATCTACCTTACAAGCTGATATGGAAGCGCATCCGTGTTTACGGGTGGGCGCCAGAAAAAGCATTCACCTGATCGAGACGCACATGGACAACGAAACCAAAAAGAAGCTCGGCCCGGCGGACTACATCCCGGATTCCGAATACGACATTCAGCGCGGCGAGGATGGCAAAGAAACCGGGCGCACGCTCAAAAGTGCAAACCCGGCCACCTACATCCTCGCGCCGCTGGATGGCTTCGACGAGCTGGACGTGCTGGCCGAAATCACGCGCACCGACGACGAGCAGATGCGCATCAGCGGGACCGGCGCGCGCAAGGCCCTGGCCTCTGGCCTCAAGGGCTGGCGCGGCAATGTCTGCGACAGGTTCGGCGAGCCGATGGAATACAGCCGGGAGAACGTCGGGCGCCTGAGTCCGTCGACGATCAGCGACCTGGCCTGGGAAGTGGTGATGCGCTCGCAGATTACGGAGAGCGAAAGAAAAAACTCCTGATCGCAGTCGAGGTCGGGCGCAATGCGTCCGCCTTCGATTGCGGGAAGTGCAGGCAGAAGAACTGCGACGCCACAGGAAAGCTGCCCGGCTCAATCGGCCCGGCGGGATTCCCGCGGTGGGAGATCAACGGCGAGGAAATGCGGACCTGTCCGCTGCCGCTGATAACGCAGTTTTCCCGGGAAATGATGCGCCTGAACATTCATTACCGTGCGGGAAAATTGTGGGATGGCGGCGGTCTGCGTGACCAGCCAGCCGCTTACCTGAAGGCGATGGAGATCATAGAGAGCCATGGCGGATAAAGATCCCAGCTTGACGATCAGCGCGACGGACAAGACCGGCGCCGCCTTCGCGTCCGTCACCAAGAAGCTCAATGCCCTGGGCGAGTCCTCGTCAAAGTTCACGTCTTTCGCCTCCGCCGGCGGCTACGCCATTGCCGGCCTCGACGGCCTCGGCAAGGCCGGCCAGGCCGCGGCGGCCGGCATCAGCATGACCACCATGGCCATGTCCGCCCTGGGCGGCCCGGCAGGCATCCTGCTCGGTGTCGTGGCGGGCATTGCCGGCTACGTGTTCACCACCAACAAGGCCGTCCAGGAAACCACCGATTTCAACCTGCGTCTGCAACAGCTGCGCGGCAACATGGTTGCCGTCAGGGGCATCGAGCTGTCCAACGAAATAGCCAAAACCAAAAAGGAAGTTGCCGAACTCCAGGAGAAATGGAAGACCGGCGCCAATCTGTTCGGCAGTCGCGATGAGTATTACAAAGACCAGCAGGCCATCCGCCAGGGCAATGCCCTGATCAACGCGCTGAACCGTCAGCTGGACGAAAACAAGCAGCTCCAGCGCGCCGGCGTGAAAGACACCAAGGAACGCCAGAAGGCCGAGTCCGACCTCAACAAGGAGCGCGAGAAGCTGGCCGCCGAAGGCCGGTCCATCTATGAGGCCACCCGCAGCCCGCTGGAAAAGCTCACCTCCGAACATGCGCGCCTGAACAGCCTGCTGCGCCAGGGCGCCATCGATGAAGACACGCGCAATCGCGCCATGCGCGCCGCCATCGATCTGTACGACGCCTCCCTGAAAAAGAAACAGGCCCCGGAAGACAAGGACCGCGCCCAGCTGTTCGGCGATTTTGCCAAGCTGGAGGAATCCCTGCTCTCTGAAAACGAGCGGATTCGCGCCCACTACGAAGATCAGCAATTCCTCGTCGAGGAGATGTTCCAGGAAGGCGCCCTGGCGCAGCAGGATCGCAATGCCATCCTGCAACAGCTGGAGCTTGAGCACCAAGCCAAGATGGGAAACATGGAGGCTCAGGGCGCACTTAATCGAAAAGCCTTTGAAGAAAAAACAGCACGAGAGAAAACGAAACACATTCTTGGCGAGATGATAAGCCTCACTCAGGGCGTCGCGCAGCACAACAAAACCCTGTTCGAGATCAATAAGGTCGCCGCCATCGCGGACGCGATCATGAACACTTATGCCGGCGTCACCCTAACGATGCGTACCTACCCGTACCCGTGGAACTTGCCCATGGCGGGCCTGCACCTGGCCGCCGGACTGGCGCAGGTGTCCGCGATTCAGTCCACCAGCTTTGGCGGAGGCGGCGGAGCAGGGACCACCCCGAGCGCCGCGGGCTCGACGCCGGTGGTGAACAGCCAGCCGGTGCCTGTGGCCGCCGTGCAGACCACCAGCACCAAGACCGTGACCATCACACTCAACGGCGCAGGCTACAGCAAGGAGGCCGTGCGCGAGCTGATCCAGTCCATCAACGAAGAGGTGGGCGACGGCGTGCGCCTGGCAACGGCATGACCGCCTACATCGGCTACAACAACCTGCTGGAGTCCGCGACGGTCACGGTGACCTCGGCCGCCAGCGGCTACCCGAAGGAGAACGCCTACGACTGGCTCACCTCCGACTGGTGGAAGGCCGCCGCGGCCGGCACGGTGTACCTGACTGCCGACTTCGGCGAGGCCAAGACCTTCGACTCCTGGGGGCTGGCCGCGCACAACCTGCCGGACAACAGCGGCACCATCAAGCCGCAGTACAGCAGCAACGGCAGCGACTGGTCTGACTTCGACACCGTCCAGACCCCTGCCGACGGCTCCCCGATCTTCCGCAAGGTTACCAGCCGAACCGTGCGCTACGCCCGCTGGGAGATCAGCAGCACCGGTGCCGCCTCGCTGATCGGCTCGCTGTTCATCGGCCCGGCCCTGGCCCTGCCCGAGCCGATGGGCGACGGCTGGTACCCGCCGCGCCTGGCCGCCGACGACGTGCTCTACAACAACGAGACCGACGGCGGCGCATTCGTTGGCCGCTCCGTGGTGCGCGCGGGCTTGTCTTTCACCATCGATCAGGACCTGATCACCCGCGCCTGGATCGACGCCAACTGGGAATCTCTGGCTGCGCACATTCGCACCAAGTCGTTCTACTTCTCCTGGGACGCCGAGACCTACCCGGGCGAGGCAGTGTTCTGCTGGCTGAATGCGAAGAAAGTTCCGCGGCCGCAGCACAGTTCGCCGATGTACCTAAAGTTCAGCATTCCGGTGAAGGGCATATGACCTACGCCGCTCAAAAGCTTGTCGTCGGCCGCCGCCCGATAGTGGCGCTGGAGCTGGATCTCGACACCTGCGCCAACACCTACGGCGTCGCTCCCTGCACGGCGAGCGGTAGCTCAGGAAGCGAGTGCTACAACACCTATAAGACCTGCCAGGACCCGGCCAATTACAGCAGAACTACGCAGACCATGCGCTTTTTCCCTCCGCGCTCAGACCTACCCATAGGCATCGATGGATTTCCCTGCATGGTCGGCGAGCCGTCGATCGCACCGACTCGCATCACGCCGAACAAGGGCCTCGGCTGGCGTGGGGCGATCAGCATCAAGCTGCAGGACTTCCCGCACCACGACCGCGGCATGGACCCCTACATCAGCACGCGCAGCTACGACCCCGGCAGCCAGGGCACGTTCTTCGGCAAGCTCAAGGCGCGCAACCCATACTACAAGGGCCGCCTGATGCGCCTGCGCGTCGGCTATCTGACCGACACCTTCTCCTGGGACAACTTCGAGTCCCGCGTCTACGTCATCGACGCCATCGACGGCCCGGACAGCAAGGGCACGGTCACCATCAAGGGCAAGGACATCCTCGCCCTGGCCGACGACAAGCGCGCCCAGGCCCCGGCGCCCAGCAGCGGCACCCTCAGCGCCGCCTACACCGCCGGCGTCAGCACCACCCTGGTGTTGCAGACGGGCGAGGGAGCCGACTACGACACCGACCCCTACACCGGAAGCGCCATCAGCGGAAGCGTGCCCGGCTACGTGCGCATCGGCGACAACGTCCTCAAGTACACCGGCGTCAGCACCGACACCCTCACCGGCGTGGTCGGCGGCCAGTTCGGCAGCACCGACGACGACGCCGCCATCGACGACGGCGTGCAGCAGTGCCTGTATTACAACGCGGTGAACGTGGTCGACATCATAGATGACCTGCTCAAGACCTACGCCGGCCTGGCCGAGGCCTACATCCCCTACGATGCTGGCCGCACCACGCCCACCGGCACCGACGACGAGTGGGACGACGAGAAAACGAACTGGCTATCGACAAACACCCTGACGCACATCATCACCAAGCCGACGGGCATCAATGAGCTGCTGGGGGCCGTGATTGAGCAGAACATGCTGCTCCTGTGGTGGAACGAGATTGACCAGGAGGTCAAGCTCAAGGCCATCGCGCCGAACCTAAAAAACGCCGCGCCGCCAACACTCACCGACGATTCACACCTGCTCGCGGACTCCATCGCCATCAAGGACGAACCGGCCGAGCGCATCAGTCAGGTGTGGGTGCATTACAACAAGATCGACATCACCGGCGATGACAAGCCGGAGAATTATGCCAGCCTGCACATCCAGTCCGATGGCGACACGGAAGGCGCCAACGCCTACGACGAAAAGTCGGTGCGCGTCATTTACGCCGACTGGATTGATACGCAGGGCCTGGTCGTAACCCTGGCCGGTCGCCTGCTCAATCGCCTGCGTCATACCCCGCGCCAGATGAAGTTCAGCCTGGATGCGCGCGATACCAGCATCTGGACTGGCGCATTCGCCGTGATGAACACGCGCATGTTTCAAGGCATCACCGGCGCCAACGAGCCGCAGTCGGTGCAGGTACTGGAAGCGATGGAGCGCGAGCCTGGACATCGCTATGACTATGTCGCCCAAGCCAATATCTATATCGGGAAGCGTTACGCATTCATCGCGCCGGCCGGGACGCCGAATTACGGCAGCGCCAGCGCTGCTGAAAAAGAAGCGTATGGGTTCGCATCAGACGGCACAGACTGGTCGCCTGGTGAGCCACAATATCTGACGACTTAACTTGGCGAGCGATAATAAATGACGACATACACCACCATCCAAAATGGCGACATCGACCCTGACAGCCCGGTGACGACGACACTGCTTACACTGCTGCGCGACAACCCGATAGCAATGTTTGAGAAGGCTTCAGGTGCCCCTGTTCTTTCGAATAACTACATCGTACAGGGCATGCTGAACACATCAACAGGAGTTGTATATACCAACTCAACGACGCCAACACAATTCACCCTCCCAGGGGGCTCCTATGGTTTCTATCCGCAGATTCTCTGTGACGCCGGCGGAGGACTAGGCTCGGCTACTATTGGTGGTGATAATTCTAACAAAAGAGCGTGGGGGGCCACCTACGCGACAAAAATAGTTTTGGCGTCAAATGACGCCGGCAACAATGCGCACGCACAACAGCGATATATTAACGCTTGCCCTCCGTACAATCTCGGTGATGGCGAGATAGGCCAATTCATCTTTGCCGTTGTTGACGAAAATGGGCGCATCAAGTCGTCATATGCAGCCCCGGAGGCACCATGGCACAACAACGGTCCAACCGATATCCGCGCTGATATCTATGATGAGGACGGAAATGGATGGCGCTTGGAGGATGTCAAGGAAACGGTGTGGGATGCGAACGGAAATCCGCAGACGCTCGTTATTGGTCGGCAAAGAATAGAGATTACACAAGCGATCAAGCAGGCAGACATGCCACTCATTCCGCATCCATTTATCGGCAACGATCTTACAGGTAAGACGATAGTTCTACTTGACCCAGTGTCCGATCTGACGTGGCATCTAGCCGAGATGCACGAGCAGGGCGAGAGCCCGAACGGACTGCTGCACGACGGCTATCTGCGCGTCGACAACACCGCCCTCAACCGCGCCGGACCTCCTGGCGTAATGGTGGTCGGCGCGAAGTGGAGGAACACCCAATGATCAAGGCACGCATCGTTGATGGCAAGGTGGCGAAGGTTCTGCCCGCTGCAAAGCTGGCGCTGTTTCCGCCGCACATTCAGGCCGAGTTCATTGATGCGCCAGACACGGTGACAGTGGGCGACGTGTTCGACGGTGTGACGTTCAGCAAGCCGCAGCCGAGCGCCGCCAACGTGGCCGCGACGAAGGTCGCCGAGTTGTCCGCCGCCTGCCGGGCGCAGATCGTCGACGGATACGATTCCGCCGCGCTCGGCGCTATGTACCACTATCCTGCTCAGGAGCAGGACCAGGCCAACATGGTCGCCTCTGTGACCGCCTCGCTGGTGCCTGGCCTTCCCGCCGACTGGGTGACGCCGTTCTGGTGTCGCGACGCCGCCGGCGCCTGGGCGTTTCGCCCGCACACCGCCGCGCAGATCCAGCAGGCCGGTGTCGATGGCAAGGCGGCCATCACCGCAGCCCTGGAGCAAAACGCTACGCTGGCAGCCCAGGTGCAGGACATCGCCGCCGATGCTGGCATGGCCGACGTCGACAAGATCGCGGCGATTAACGAGGTTACCTGGTAGTGCGTGCCCGTTTGGTCGGCTTTGCTCTCTGGGTGTTCGCATCTCTCGGCGCGCTGCTCGGAATTATGGCGTGCCTGGGCGCCATTCTGGCCGCGCCAAGCAGCCGCTATACCAGAAATCTACTAATCGCAGGCGACCAGGCCGCAAACGCCGCCACCGGCGGAGATCCCGACGAAACAATCAGCAGCCGACTCGGGAAAGGAGTATCTAGTGGGTGCATCCCGTGCCGCATTGCATGCTGGATTCTGTCACGCTTCGACAGCGAGCATTGCAGACAGAGTATTGAGGCTGATGAGGGTGCAGACAGGGTAATTTAAATAGGGTTTGTTTAATACTATTATTAGCTATGAAACCATGTTCATCTGGACAGCAACCGAAGGGAGGCATCATGAAGAAAGCGATTTTTGTAATTCTGGCGTGTGTGGCGATTATATCCGGGTGTGACTCCGGAAATAGTTCGACAGCGTCGACAGGTGTTGTGGCAATCAAATGCGCAACTCTCAACAATAACGGAGATCCAAACGCCTGTTCATCTCCGGTTGGGGTGAATACGGTAAAGGGCGCTATTACAATTATCGATGCTGGAATCATTACCCGCGCCGAAATGATCGAAGCTACGCTCGCCGTTAGCAACACCACGGGAACAGACTGGTTAGGATACTGGGGGATGGTATTCGATGCAGGGTGTTCTGGAGCGCCAACATGGGAAATCGCTCCTGTCCAGCCGACCCCCGCAATTGGCGCTGGGAATGAATGGTCCGTAACGGTAGGTGGTTCTTGTGGCGACATGCCCCTCGGCCAGAGGACCATGACCGCCACCCTATACGGCCCTGACCCTGCTGAGGTATTGGATGTCGTGCAGGTTCAGTTCGAGCTTGTGGAGTAGTTAATGGGCGAGCTGCTCCAGGAGCCAGACCCCGATCGCCTGGAGCGGCTACTCCGCCAAGCTGGTCACACAGCGCCTCAACCAGAAACCGAAGACGAATTTCATATCCCCGCCCAGGCTGGCGAGGGCGGGAGCTACTGATTCTTTGAGTTTCCCGAGAAACGATTCGTTAATCATCAGCTGTGGACATTCTGCGGACACTTGGTCCGCACGGTCCAGCATTGTGCAGCACTATTAGCCGTGAGCGTCCGCGCAAGCCGTTGATTTAAAATACGCTCCACCGCAGTTGTAAGGCTACGAACCAGGTGGTCGGGAGTTCGAATCTCTCCGGGCGCGCCAAACAAATAAAAAAGCCCACCCTTTGCGGTGGGCTTTTTTATTTGTCTATTCCTTCCAGGGATTCGAACTGCCGACAAACATACATGGCAGGTTCGAAACAACTTGGCCGTCGGGCCGGCCCGCGGAGGAAGCGCATAAGCTTCCGCGCGCCCATTAAACAAAAAGGGCTCACCACTCCGGTGAGCCCTTTTTGTTTGTGCGCGGCACGGAATGGCCGTGACGGCGGGGCTGCCGGCCTATTCCAGGCGCACGCTGAATACCTCCTCCAGCGAGGTCTTGCCGCTGCGCGCCAGGGCGATGGCGTTTTGGGTGAGGGTGGTCATGCCCTGCTGCACGGCGGCGTCCTTGATGGTCTGCGTGTTGCCGCCGCCGTTGACCAGCGCCGTGATTTCCGGCGTGATGGGCAGCAGTTCCGTGACCGCGACGCGACCGTGGTAGCCCGTGTAGTTGCAGGCGCTGCAACCGCTGCCGCGGTAAAACACTTCGTCTGCCGCGATCTGCAGCGCGCTGCGCATTTCCTCATCGACGGCCTCTTCCTGCAGGCACTGGGGACAGTTCAGGCGGATCAGCCGCTGCGCCATGACGCCCAGCAGGGTCGAGCTGAGCAGGTAGGGTTCGATGCCCATGTCGAGCAGGCGGGTGACGGTGCTGGCGGCATCGTTGGTGTGCAGGGTGCTCAGAACCAGATGGCCGGTGAGCGCAGCCTTGTTGGCGATGCGCGCCGTTTCCAGGTCGCGGATTTCGCCGATCATCACCACATCCGGGTCGTGGCGCAGGATGTGGCGCAGCGCCTCGGCGAAGGTGTAGCCGGTGGCCGGGTTGATTTGGATCTGCTCCACCCCTTCCATGTCGTACTCCACCGGGTCTTCGACGGTGATGATGTGCGGGTCGCGTGCCCGCACCTCGTTGAGCAGGGCATAGAGGGTGGTGCTCTTGCCGGAACCGGTGGGGCCGGTGACCAGCAGCATGCCGTAACTGCGGCTCAACATGCGGCGCATCTGCGTCAGCTCCCAGTCGCCCAGCCCCAGACCGTCCAGTGGCTTGAGGCCTGCCTTCTTGTCGAGGATGCGTATCACCACGCTCTCGCCGTTGACGGTCGGGATGCAAGAGATGCGCAGATCGATGGAGTTGCCCTCGCGGGTGAGGCGGGCGTGGCCGTCCTGCGGCAGGCGTCGTTCGGAGATGTCCATGCGGCCGGTGATCTTGATGCGGCTGACCAGCGGCGCCAGCAGGCTTTTGTTGAGCGAGCGGGAGAAGCGCAGCTTGCCGTCGATGCGATAGTAGATGTTGACCCGGTTCCGCTCCGGCCTGATGTTGATGTCGGAGGCGCCGTGCAGTATGCCCTGCATGATGATGGCGTTGACCAGGCGGACGACGGGTTTCTTCTGTGCTTCCTGCTCGATGAGATGGACCGCGATGTCGTCGTTTTTGTCCTGTTCCGGGCTCAGGTCGATGACGTCGGCCATGTCGCTGATTTCGCGATCCTCGCGCAGGCGGTAGTGCTTGCTCAGCGCCTGGCTGATGTCCTTGCCGGAGGTGATGACGGGTTCGACGCTGTGGTTGGTATTGAAGCGCAGGACTTCCAGCGCCTCCCAGTCCATGGGGTTTTCCATGGCCACCACCAGATGGCCGCCGTGCAGCATGAGCGGCAGCACGCCGTATTGCAGGGCGATGTCCGGCGGCACCAGCGCGAGCACTTCCGGTTCAATATCGAACTCGCCCAGTTTGATGAAGGGGATGCCCAGTTTGTGGGCCAGGGCGGAGTGGATGTGTTCCTTGGAGACCAGGCCCTGTTCAATCAGGATATCGCCCAGGCGGCGCCCCGGGGCCTTGCGTTGCTCCAACAGGGCATCGTCGAGCACGTCTTCGTGCAGATGCCGCTCGTTGACCAGAATCTCGCCCAGGTGCATTTCCGACAGGGGACGGGTTTCTGCAAACACCTGCTGCAGATCTTCAGCGGTGTTGATTTCGTGTTCCTTCATGGCAGCCCCTTACCGACCGGCGTATTGCCGATACATTACGTGCAGCGCACGGCGGATACAATGGCCGCGGTCAGGCCGACGGCACGGCCGCGGCCAGCGGGCGGTATTGCAGGCCATAGAACATTTCCAGGTAGCGACGGGTTTCATCCCGCTCCAGGTTGGTCACGTATTTCCAGAAGCCGTAAATGCAGGAGAG